TATCCAAAGGGATTGAGTACTTGAGCTTCTTCCATCTTATTTAAAGAATCGTTTGATTACACTTTCTTTCTGTTCCTTATGCATATATAGCTTTTGCCTTAATATTTCAATAAGTTCAATAGCTACATGGTTTTCTATTTCGGCTATATTTTCTTTATAGTCAATAACCAAGTTTCCTGTTTCTGAATCGACATAAAAGTCCAACTCTTCGTATTTGTATTTAATCATTATCTGTAATTGTGGTGTAAGTGTCTTGTTATCAGTTGTAGCTTGATAACATATCTAGGATTCTCTAGCAGTTCTGTAAGCCTAGGCTCTACCATGCCCATGAAGTGGTTAAAGAATATCTCTCCTGCCTCTGGATGGTCTTCCATGTCTGGGTCAGCTTTAATTCCATTTCTCTCACAGAATACGCAGGATCGTACCGCTCGTTTAATCTGTTCCTTTGAGTATTTCATCAATTTTCATATTTAAGTAAGTGATGAAAATAGCAAGCACGAGTGCAAAAATTCCTAGAGACTTAGTCATTAAATATAGGCAGGTCATAAAACCCAAAGTTATATTTATGTATCTAGCTAAATTCCAAATCTGCCTTTTCATTTTGGTGTAAATTTAATAGGATGTGATATTTCATTTCCATTAAAGTCTAAGAGTTTGCCGTTCATTTCAAAGTGTACCTCCATATGTTTATTCTTATAGTTCTGAATCAGCAGCTTGATTTTTTCTTGAACATCTTCAATGGAGAGAAACTCTCCATATCCGATGTCTTGCCATTCTGTGTATTCGTTGAACTTATTAATAAACCTACGCTTCAGAACAAAGTTAGAATGGGAGGTCGTTGCTTTCTTTCTCGGCATACTGAGGTTTAGATTGATATGCTTGCTTTTTCTCTACCACCATCGCTGGTTTACCATCAGACCAAAATACTTTGCCTGATCCTGTCCAGAACTTTTGTTTTTTAGCCTCTCTGTCCTCTTTTGTCTGAGATACATAGGATTGAACATTTTGTCCGTAATCGTTCGCCTCATCGTTCATTGAGATGGTCAATGATACTCCTTTTAGACCCTTTGCCTTAACTGTGGTAAGTAGGGTTTCTAGTGTTTCCTGCTTTAGGAAGATTTCTGATAAATTTGCCATTTTTTTAATTGTTTTTGGTTTGTATTGTAATATTAACTTATTGATTTATTGGATTCAAGAAAATTCTGATATTTTTCATAGAAGTCATCAAAGTTTTTAACTATCCAGTACTGACCTCCTGACTTTTCTATGGCCTCTTGATATACTTTCTGATGCTCTGACTGCCTATCTCTGCCTATTTTCACTTCTATCTTTACCGACCTACCTAGGATTGTAGCTGAAATATCTGCTGATCCTTTTGTTGCCGTTGACTTGCCCCAGGTCATAGAGCCAATGGTCTTGGTTCTGCCTATGACATCGGTGACTTGCTTTCGATTGTCGATTGGTCTACCCATAGTATTGATTCGCTCTGCTTGGTATCCACTAAGCTCTAGGAACTCCTTGACGCACTTGGTAAGTCCATTGGCGGTCTTATCCTCGTACTTCGGTGCTGATATCGCATACTTAGGCACATTCGGATAAGATTCTAGCATCGACTCTTGCTTGAGTTGTTTAAGAATGTCAAGTGGTTTCATCAAAAAGGCAAATCAAAAGCCTCTAAATGCAAAACAGGAGTCTTGTAGTCTGTGCCAAATCTGGACATATATTCAAATGCAAGAACCCTATTTGCTTCTCTCATCTTTAGCCAAATCCCTTGGGTGTAGGTCTTATCATAGTCTCCAGGTCTCTGCTCCATAAACTTATCCCAGAATACTTCAAATGGGATTTCTGATACTTCGTCTAGTGCTTCAATCATTTTTGTGTTTGTTTTTGTTCTTCAATTTTAATGTGGCATCTTTTGCAAACTGATATTAATTCATACAAAGGTTCATCGTAAATGTTATTGTAGGTTAAATGATGTACCTCTTGAGCTTCATTTGTAAGACAAGCTTGGCATAAATAATTATCCCTTTCCAAAACCTTTTTCCTTTTTAACTTCCATTTTTCTGAACTTAGATATTGGTTGTATTTGTCCCAGGCCTCGTCATTTTTTATTCTGTGTAATCCCACAATAACCTGTTTATAGAATTCATCCTTTAGATATCTTATATCGTTATTAAATTCCTGTACATCATCAAAGTTTTCTACCGATGACCTTTTTAAATCCATTGATAACTCTCCGCAACAGAAACATTGTTTTCTTAAATTTTGAATACCATCTTGCCTAGTAAACTTTACAAATTGCATATCATGAGATAGGCATTCTATTTCAACTACTGCATACTTATATCCTGCATCACCTTTGTAATAATATTTTGCTATAACATTTTTGGATTTATGTTTAATGTGATTCATTTCTTTAAGTGTTTATAAATCGTGGTTCTACTAACATTCAGTAACTCTGCTAACTCAGAGCGGTTAAAATCAGGGATGGTCTTATGAATCATCTCAATTTTCTTTTCTATGGACTCATTTTTCATCGAGCGAATAATCTCACTAAGTTCATTCGATTCCAAGCTGCTGACCTTAATCTTCTTAGACATTGCAATAAAGTAGTTACTCAATTTCTCTGCCTTCAGCAAACTATCCTTGGTAACAAAATCAAAGTCCTTCCCTGTCTCAAAAGAAGTCAAGGTATTTATCAACAGAGCAAATCTAGGTACATAAGCCTTCTGCTTACTCAACATTGACTTGACATATTCCGATATGTCATCAGAGTTCTGCAAGTCTGTGATGTTGTTGAATATCCGCTCCCACTCAATATCTGCTAGGCTATCAAATCGAATGATTCGACTCTCAATTTCTCCAAACTTATTGTACTGCAAGACCTGGTTTCTCACTAGGTTATAGAACTGACTAATATAAGCCTCGTACCAATCCAATATCTCTTGGTCAATCGAATTCTTGTTATAATGCTCAATCTCTTTATCTGGGTAGCTTACAAGCAATCTATCTAGGAATCCGTTGTCTTTGTTTTCCATCGTTGATATCTGAGAGAATATACCAGGCTGAATACCACCAAGCACAGGAATCAATGGGCTCTGCACAAAGCTACTCTTTGCAGTCTTGCGTGTAAGAATCGCTGCTTGGTTAGACCAACAAGACAACCAAAACTCGAGATCAGAACCAGGCTTATACTTATTCATGTCCTTAATCCATCCGTTCAGCTCATCCTTAAATACTGCGATGCCTACTTGGTTTTCCTCGTGCAAATCAGCCAAGGCTTCGACAGTAATATCATTTACTATCAACTGCTTTCTCACAGGCTCCCTAACTTCTTCGACATCCTTCTTTTCTTTTGCACTAAGCTTCTCGTATTCCTTGTACTTCTTGTACTCGTTCTGAAAATGCTTAATCTCAAAGCTATTCTTCTTAGCAATCGGGAATATGATGGCATTAATACTAGGGGTCTTACCTAGTCCTGCCTTGCCTATCAAGCCAATCCAAATGTTGCAAGACTCTCTCCACCCTGTCTTTACCTCTACCTTGCAAGCGTTACCAATGCAGAGCGACAGAAGCCAAAGTAAGCTGCATCCCATGTAGTCAATAGAATGATTAAGTGTTTTCTGATTTAACAGAATATAACTCTGTATTGACTCAGGGAACACATCAATCGGAAATATCAAGTCTTCCTTGGGTATCTCAATCTTCTCAATCTCTACCTTTTTAATCTTACGCTCTCCATAGCCTTCTTTGTACAACTCCTTAGCAGCAGCAGAGTAGTCTCCATTGAAGTACTTATAAGCGTAGATACTAAACGGAGTAAGAGGACTCTCGTGAGGGTAAATCGTGGCCGTGGTGAAGAGATAACACAGTCCAGTATCCTTGTAGATAAATCCATGCAAGGCATCCTTAGAATTAGTTTTTCTTATCACTATGCGGTCAGTCAGGTGCTTTACTGCCGTGAACTCATTTGCAATCAAGTCCAAGACCCTGTTTCTCTGATTATAATCCTCCCAAGGAGTCAATCCGCTATACTCTGTATTTTCCACCTTGACTTCCACCTTGGCTTCATCGTAGTGGAAGTATCGGCATAGGCTAAACAGAATGTCTCTCTCCTCTTCTGTAATCTCCTGGATTTGCTCATAAGACATCTCCGATACTTGGTTGTCATAGATATAGATATAGCCACCCGTGCCCCTAGTTTCAATTAAGGCTTGAGAATGTCCTTTTAGCGTTGCAAGCTTTCTGTTGCCTTCTACCTTAGAGCATCTATATATAATATGATAACCCGAATTTATAGTCTTATATATAACAAACTTTCTATTAAAGTCATCAATATGATCAGATATAAAGGATACAAACTCACCCCAAAACTTCTTTCCATCTTGTATTGTGGGAAATACCTTTAAATCTACATCTATACACTCAACATTATAATAACCAGTGATAATACCGTACCCTTTGGTCTTGGATTCGAGCTTCTCTAATTCTGACTTTTCTATCTTTTTTGTCTGGTACTCCTTCCATAAAATCAGAGGCTTTTTACCCTCCGATATGGGCATTACGCTGAACCCTGAGTTCAGTAAATTGATTGCTCTTCCTAGCGTTACATTCATTTTCGTGTTTTACAAAGGTTTATAGAAAAATGGCATTTTTGGGCAAAAAAGTGTACACAAGTTTACACTTGGTTTACACCTAGTGTAAACCCCCTAAAACCGCCTATACTCTCTAGATTCGCAGATTTTAGGCCGTTTTTTGCCCTAGGTTTACAAGTTTACACTTTTTTTTAGAATATATTTTTTTTGACTAGGTGAAAATTTATTTTTTTTCAATTTTGTCAAAAAGTGTTCAAAGTGTTCACTTATTGCGATTGGAGCCAATGGAGGCCTATTTTGGTTTACACTTAGGTGTACACTTAGTGTAAACTAGTGTACACCCTCCTTCTTAGCTTTTCGAACCCAATGTGAGACTCTGTTGTAGTCTAAATTCAGCTCTTTTGCTATGTCGCAAGTCCTCCACTTTTCTGCTACCATACGCTCTATTTGTCTCACTATTTTTATAGATAAACCATGAACTCTCCTGTGGTCTGTGAGTTTTAGAATTTCACATAGATGATGGTATTTTACACCAGTCATATACATAATTTCTTTATATGGTACACCTTTCTTATATAATTCTAGTACCTGATCCGCAGACTTCATGTGAGAGCAAGTATTCTTTGCTCTCTCATTGGTCAACAGATACTCCTTGTATATATAATTATTTACAAGATGCTTACTAATATTCATTATAGTAGCTATATTCTTATTCATTACTTTAAGTTTATATAGTCTAACTATCTCGTCTTTCTGTTCTTGAGTTAGTGATGTCATTTGTCTCCGTAGGTTTCTTCGTAGTAATTCTGTCCGCTCTCATAGGTCTTAACTGCATAGAACCAAGCACCTTCTCTGTGGGCCTCTGCAATCTGATCTCTCTCCTTGTACTTAGCTATTTCTAATACTTCCTTGGAAGACTTTCCATCATACCATGTGGAGGTTAGTTGCTCATGCAACCATTCTACTGCCGTCTGCTTTTTCATACCGCCATTCCGTTTAAATACTCTCTGCATTCCAATACCTTAGCCTTAGCCATCTCAATCACCTGGGGGTCATATTCGATATTAAACTCCTTAATACGGTACTTATCTTCCACATGGGAGTAGCTCACAGGTTCTTCGTAAGTCAAGAACTCTGGGGTGTCTTGGAGGGTGTAAACCAACTTAGCCTTTTTTAAGCCCGTCAGGTGCATATAAACCTGAAGTTGATAGTAGTACCCCATGTCTGGAGTTTCGTCAAACAGAGGGAAAGTAAAGCAGTCCCACGAGGTTTTAAAGTCATAGACTATACCCTCGTGAAAACAATCGGGAGTACCTGTGAAGAAATCATCCTCGAAGTGATCAAGGTTCTTTATCATGAAATCCTTATTCATAGCTACCGAGTAAAACTCGATAGCCGTATCTTCAAGAGCCAATCCCTTCTGGATGTACTTACTCTTAATCTGCTTCTTTACTCCGTAAATCTGCTCCTTGTACCAATCCTCTAGGTAGCTTTTAGTTGTCTGAGACAAAGATTCTGTTTTACTCCGTGCGTTAGTCATCAATTGACCAAGGGCACTTGCTCTGCATTTAAAGTTCATGATAATAGAAGTTTTTCGTTTTGTGCTGTAAGAATATAAACCGACTTAATTTGCTCTAAGGTTACCTTGCCATTGGCTAAAGAATCCTTTGCTCCGTTCCACTTCACATGGGATGGAGTTAACTCCTCTTTTTTACCACCATGATCGTTGGTAGAATCAGGGTCTTTTGTATCATCGATTAACAGGAGAGCCGAAAGTGCATACTTTCGAGCATACGAGGAGGAACTACCAAAACTCTGAGCCACATCCATACCCTTGCGGTTGATGTCAATCCCTGCCTGGGCAGTTACTGCTCTGCCTTCCATTCTGCCTTCGCCTTCCTTTTGTATCGAGACAGTAGTTTCAATGAATACAATACCACCAACCTCTTTCACCTCGTCTTCCATAGTCAAGGTGCATTCATACTTTAGAAGCAATGGTTTCAGAGCTTCAAGGATATCTTCGCAGTTTCTATACTTATACTTGCCAAATGCATTGAATTGGCTCTTTGGAGCTTTAAGCTCGTTTTGAATTAGAATTAGTTCTTTCATCGTTTTAAGTGTTTATATTTTTCTAGTGTTTTCATTTCTGCGTATCGGTAACTAATCTCATCCCAATACATCTCAAAGGTTTTAAGAATCTCTATTTTTTCACTATGGGGTACTTCCCCAAAGTTCTCTAGTATCCATTGCTCAATTTTTTCCTCTACCATTGTTAATCCAGTTAGTTGATACAAATAGAACCCATTGGTTGCCTAATCTCTTGGGAGGATACACCCATTCCTCAGGCCATACACCTGAGCGGATAATCTGGTGAACTCGTGTAGATTTCTCAGTAAAGCCCCGTAGTACACCGTACTCGGTAGCAGTCATCATTTCGTAAAGCATTGTCTTACATTGGCTTCTAGTTGTTCAACAATAAAAGGGTCTAGGATGGCACAGATAACCCGATAGTGGTCAGTAAACCGCTCGTTGAGGTCATCGTACAGCTCTAGGGTAAGGGACTTGCCATTGCCAAAGAATAGGTCTAGGACAATGCCTTCATTAGAGAAGGATTCAAGCTCCAGGGTAAACCCTGACTGCTCAAGGATAAAGTGGTGATCTTTTAACATTGTGTTTGTGTTTAAGTGAATAATGATGCTAAGGTACAAGACTCTGCACATTAAATGCAAGGGAATTGTCAAAATTATTTTTGTTTTACACTAAGGGTAATTTTTCTGGATAAATGGTTTTGTTTTACACTAACACCACATAGAAATTTTATTTTCCACCAGGGGGTCAACCTGGTTCTGTTTTACACTAACCCTATTTTTCCGCCATGTTTTACACTATGGGGTTACCCGCCATGTTTTACACTATGGGGTATGGGTCGGCCGTGCCCATTCGTACCCGTTCGGGGTTCGGCATGGCATGGCAACCTTGCAACCTAGAAAGGCAAAGGATGGCATTTTTAGGTCCTTTGTCAGACGATATATTTTTTTGAGTGGTGTTACATAGGCAAAATTTTAAATGTCTTAAATGGGCTTAAAATTGGCTTAAAAAAGGGCTAAAAATTGATCTAAAATATGGCTAAAAAAAATAGGGAAATTAATCCCCTACTAAATTTTCTTTTATTGTGTTGTACAATAAATCTAAACCATATTTTGTTAATCCATTTGACTTGAATGGATATGCAATCCATAAATCCTCGAAAGAAATAATTCTTTTCTGAGTTGTTAAAACTTGCACAATCCAATCGTAGGATTCGCTTAATCTTTTGTCCATCTTTTTCTTGTTTATGGTTAAGACAAAAGGGGCTTTCGCCCCAATTGTTTCGGCTACTAAAGCCTCCTCGGTTAACCTTGTTGAGCAGACTCCCAATGTTGCTCAAGTTCTTGGTAAGAGTCGAAAAACATTTCCCCATCTGTCTCTTCATTATACACTATGAACTCAACATCTCCACCCACTAGGCTCGCAATGGTTACACCAATTTCAAGGTATAAATAAACATAACCCGAATTAGGATTAAACCCCTCCTCTAAGATTTCAACGCAAGCGAAGTACTCAGCATATGCTGCCCAAACTTTTGATTTTCCGACTGCCTCACAATAGGCAAATGATTTCTGTGTGTTCATGTTAGTAAGTGTTTTAGTTATTTATTTATTTTTTTTTAATAATTCAGCGTCTAATAATTCTATTCTTGTTTTAGGATATTTTCTATATAGGTAGTCTTGTGCTGATGAAAGCCTTGCCCTCCTTACCTTTACAATTTTTGCAGTTGATGGAATCCAATCCCAAAACTCGTCTCTTTGGAAAATAGTGAATGTGTAAATCATCATTTTAGTAGGTGTTAAAACATTTATCAATATAATTTTCTAGGGTATCAAAAGTATTCTCTGAGGTTTCAACCTCAAAGTCCATAAAGTGAATGGCCATTACTCTGCCATCCATTAAGTGCAAAAACAAATGAGTAAAACCTCCGCCCGAATGGTACGAAGTGCTTTTACTATGAGGAGTTTTCTTTGCCAACTCAAAGCCTTTTGCGTGGTTTTCATCGGGAAACCATTGCGTAAGCCATTCCATGTTTTGTTCTAGTTCCATGCTTTAAAGTAGTTTAAGGCCTAACATATAGCCAAGGATAAAAATCGGGATTAATGCCACGATGAAATAAATTACAAGTCCAATGGCTTTCAAAGTCTTTTTCATGCTGTTTTTTGGTTAGGTGTTAAAACATAGGTCAAGGCGAAAATCAATAAAGTTCCGCATCCGATAATTAGTAAGTCTGTCATATTTAATTAGTTAGGGTTAAATGTTAAGCAAATGTACAAAGGTTTGTAAATACAAGTCAAGTATTTAAGTAAATATTTTTTATCAATTGGTATATTTTTTTCAATTACCTTTAGAACTGAATAAACACTTTATTTCAGTTTTACAAACTTTTGTATTAGCATGGGGAAAAATGGAGGTGCGAGAGAGGGTGCGGGAAGAAAGCCAAAAATCATGGAGGTTAAACTCATTGAGCAGATGGATGCTATAGCCGTACCTCAAAGGATATGGGAAGCCTTGTTGCGAAAATGCGAGGAGGGGGATACCCAAGCCTTGAAACTTTGGCTATCCTATCGGCTAGGCTTACCTAAGCAACAAATAGACATTACTAGTAATGGGGAAAAGGTAGCCCCTCCCATTCATTGGATTAGCAAGACTATAGAGATTCAAGAAGCCCAACTAGTTGAGGATGAAACGCTTACCCGCATAGACGAATAAGCAGCTGGGGGAGGGTATGTTCGTGAGTGTACGGGAACGGGTTGGAAAGTGGAATTCCCCAATTAACTAATTTACCCTAGGGGGGGTATGTTTCTGAGTGTACAGGAATCAAACGGAAAATGGAAATCCCCAATTAATTAATTTAGCTATGATTCAACTTTTAGACGATTACAAGCCATTATTCTACGAGCAGCCTGACACGAGGTACTATTTGATAACTGGAGGTAGGGGAAGTGGTAAATCATGGACTTTGGCTTTGTTTCTGTTGAACTTGACTTATGAGAAGGGCCATGTGATTCTTTTCACTAGATACACCTTGGTATCTGCGTTTATTTCGATTATTCCAGAGTTCTTGGATAAGATTGAGATTATGGG